AATGCACGGTCAAGGTGTTTCCACCGTACCTCATTTGCACCATTTCAGGAACGCAATTCAGCAAAAAAGTGCGCACAAAACTGTACGCACTTTTCATTCACAAATGTACTAAAATTTTATTTTATTACTGCGGATTTATTGCAACAGAAAACGTAAAAACATCTCCTGCATTAACATTTCTTTCGGGTACATTATCCCAAAGAATAAGTATGCTGATGTCAGTACCATAACTCTCTTTAGCTATTCTTGTTGCAAGCCCTATACTTTTAATAGAGATAGTATTACCTGTTGTATTGGTAAAAACGTAAGTTAAAATAAGTTTTCCGTCATTTGACACTGACGTTGTTACTGATGTAGGATTTAAGTCAATTATATTTGTCGGGATATAAGCACTTTCGCTTCCTGCTTCGTCCCTTGATAATATAATACTTGTTCCACCTACATTAGTAGCGTTATACTTTTTTGTTGTTGCAAAAATATTATTATTTTTACTTATATAAAAAATGTAAGTATTTCCGTCAGTAGCGCGTAAATTGCTTATGTCCATTTGGTTTAAAATCGCGCTAATTATTTTTCTTCCTGAAATAGTCATTTTTATGCCTCCTCAATCGTTGCTGTTATGTTTGTTGTTGTTACCTCCGAATATCTACTTATATCATTAGTTATAAGTTTCACCCATTCCCACAAGTTACTAATTTCCACCCACACATTACTATCAAAACTTGTATTATCTGTGTCAGAAGTACAGTAATAAACGTGCGCGTAAGGTGCAGGACTATTTGTTGTTCTGCAAAGTGAAAATTTAGGGAAATTTTGTGTAGGATATGAAGCGTCTACGCTCTTATCCAAGAACATAGGTATACAAGAATTAAAGAACGTATCAAGTTCACGAATATCGCTCATATTCTGTGTACTTCTCTGCTGATTTCCAACACTTATATCATACAATTGCATTCCGCTTATTTCAATATTACTCGGATAAAATTCGTCCCACTTTGTGCTGTCCCAACTGCCTGTTACACCATCATCGTTGCACTTATAAAGAACCCACTCACTATTAGCGTTTTCTCTCTTAACAACATTACCACTATAATAAATATCATTTTCATTAAAAGTGTGAGCAATAATATTAAAAAGTGATGTCATATAATCAAGGTCATTTGCACCACTTCCAATTTCGTCTGTAAGCTTTACAGTATCCCAACTTGAATTTTGGTCAGGCGGCAATACACTTGCGCTATCAACAGTTACGTCAGCATTTGCCTTATAAAGTATATCCGAATACCATACATAACTATCCTTTGGATAAAACAGTGGTGTACCGCTATAACTTTGATAGTTACTTGCAATAGAATTAAAGCCATAAAAGACTGTTCTATCAAGTCTATTTATATTATCATCTATAAAATCTGAATGGGATTTTAGTAACGCTACATCTGACGCAAGTGTAACGATTGTCCAATCTGAATTTTGGTCAGGCGGTAACACGCTTGGGCTATCAACAGTTATGTCACTAAGTGCTTTATACAGTAAGCCCCCATACCACACATAAGTACCCTCGGAATAATATTGTGTTTCTTCTTCCTCATATCCGAAATAATTTCTTGCAATAGAAATCTTCATATAATCAAGGTCATTTGCAACACTTTCAGCTTCCAAAGCTTTATCCAAAATCCACGAAAACCTCAATGGTGTCCAATCATTGTAATTAAATGCACCTGTTGTCTGATTTATACACCTATAAATGATAGGCATACCACCTGTATTTCCGTAAACTTCATCACCACCGTAGAGAACAATGTCATTAACATTCCAAGTGTGTGTTTCGTCATATTTATCTGCAAAAGGTACAAGTGTTTCACTCCAAATTCTTTCGACAAACTGTAACAAATTTATCATTTCCCACTTTGTACTGTCAAATTCACCTGTTGTACTTTCTTTGCACCTATAAATGTTGCCGTAAATAAGTGTGCTATCTTCGCTTGAACCTACGTCATTGAATAAGCAGAAATCGCCAACATTATAGCTATGTTCTTTATCATAAGGCAATGCACCAAATTTCTTTGCTACCCACCTAATCTGTCTATGCAAGTCCGTAATATTTTTTTCATCATTGTCCAGTCTTACGCCAATTTCATAATCTCCACGTATTCTTGCGCTTTCTTCATTTGCTATTGCTGTGTCTCTTGCTCTTGTTTCTGCGACAATATCATCAGCGTTTTTCTGAATATTTTCAGCGTTATTTGCAATTGCAGTATCCTGTTCCTCGTTATGCTTTGATATATCATTCACAAGCTTTGCGACTTTGCAAAGAAACTCATAATAGCTTATGCTATCATCATACACAAGCGGTAGCACCTTGTGACACCAAAACTTGAATGGAAAATTACCTCTCATTTTTATCACTCCTTTTTATATTTCCACTTTCAAACGAATGTTCAAACAAGCAACATAAAATTTCTTGTTTTGCTTAAACACTTTTCCCGTCACTTCCTCAAACTTCTCCAATACCTTATCTACAAAGTTACTGTACGTAATATCATCAACTTTTATTATACTACTTCTCGGGCTATCTTGATTAACACTACTTTCCTCACTCCATATTATCGTAACTGTCGCACTTCCTGTAATATTTCCCTCATAGTTCAACTCACTTTCTTTAGTCACATAGTTCATACTTTTATATCCGCTTCCTGTGATACTTTCTCCCCCATAATTATAATCAAATTCTGATAAAAGTATTGCCCACGTTCGCATTGTAGGGAACATATTACCCTTTCCATTAGCAATCCTAACATTCACGCTCTGAAAATGGTCATTATAATTCCTTGTTGCTGTCAATATATAATTCACACAATCACCCCTTTACCAAAGCTGAAAGAATAGCGTTTCAAGTTCGTCGATTATAAGCATATCAATGTTAAGAAAACTATCCCTCAATTCTTTAATCAATTCAGGGTATGTTTTACTCCCTCTCTTTCCCTTAATATGCTCAAAATAATCTTCAATATTACTAATATTTGCATTACTTTTATCATTTCCCTCTGTTTCACTTGTGCTTTTTCCTGCGCCGTTTGTTTCGTTCTTTTCTTCGCCTGTATTATTAACTGCACCTGTCAAATATCTTCCCGACTTCACATTACTTAAACTTCCCTGTGGTGTATCATTATAAAGCGCCCAATCGTCATTAACATTTTTACTATTTTCTACGCTTGTTACACTTCCCTCTCCACTCTCTTTAGTATTCCTCTCTCTATTTTCAACTTTACTACCGCTTTTATCTCTTTCCGTCCTTATATCTGTATCAGTCAAAGGGTCAAATTTCAGCAATTCCGTTTCATAAAGCTTATTATAAAACGGCATAATTTCATTCATTTTCGTCTTTAACTTCAATTTGAAAAGTCCGACTGTTTCAAACGCTATTTCTCGCGTGTAAAAATGATATACAATTTTCTTTTCAAGCGGTACGCGGTAGCTTTCATCAAAGATAGGAAATTCGCCAAATATTTTGTTAATAGAATTTGTAATAATACTATCAACGCTATTATATCCCAAATCTTCGTCCGCACCACTCTCCACTTCGCAAATTCTTCTCAACTGAATTGTGTATTTACTCATTGTTATCACCGCCCTCGTTATCGTCATTTTCATCAACAATATCTTCGGCAATTCGAGTATCTTTACTGTACTCTACCCATATATTTGTTCCAAACATTTCGTTGATTTCTTTGCAAGCCTTTTGGCGCATTTTAAGTCTGCTATACCTACTTGCAATTATGCCGCCTTGATTTCTCGTAACTTCATCAGTTACAAGTCTTTCCTTTTTGGTCAAATTCATATTATTTATGCCCAAAAAAGTAAGTGCTTCATTCCAAATTTGCGTTTTAAGTGTATACAACTTATCAGCAACAAATGGTGCATTAGTTTGTAGTACTTTCAGCGCGTCAACATTCAGCTTTTTTGTGCCGTAAATAACAGGTGCGTTTCCTATGTACTCTTTATACAAGTTTTGTAGCGTAAGTCTTTCGCTTTCATCACAAGTAATAATAATCGGTGTTTTTTGCGCTCTCGCGTTAGTATCAATACTGCAATCCAAGTCCCAAAGTCTTTTAGCAAAAACTTCAACTTCAAGCCTTGACGGTGTGTGCAAATAATTATTATAAATAAGTACACTATTTTTAATGGTAAGTCTTTTGTGATAGCCATTATCAGCAATAACATATCTTTTAATAGGTATTCTGTACACATTAAAGTGTCCGCCAATTGAGCACCTTAAAGCCAAAAAGCCCAAGTCTTTATCTTCAAAGAAAACGCATCTACCCTCAGCAAATAAAACCAACTCCATAAAGCGACTATCTATTGTCGGCGGTAGGTTTTGCCAATCAAACATAGAAACAGACAATTCAACAAGCCTATTAAAGTACATTTGCCACTCCATTTGATTGCCAATTAAGCTACTCCAAAAGCTGTTGTCATTTCCAAATCTTTTTCGCATTTTTCTCACCTCTTTTTAGCTATGATTATCGTTATTGTAATTACCGATTTGTGCAATATCACTCCAAAGGGTAATACCATTATTAAATATTTCTTCAATTGCCTTTTGTGCTTCCTGTGGAAGTCCTCGCCCTGCGCCTGTTTGTGCTTCAATTTGTGCGTTTTGCATTTTGCAATAATTCCAAAAACTTCTGCGTGCATTTGGAATAGCAAAGTTAGGTATTTTTTCTTCGTGACAAGCATATCCATATAGTTCAAAATAATCGTCAATTATTTTTGCCATATAACCACTAATGGACATATCATAAAAAGTGAAACCTAAATGCCCTGTTAGTGCATTTATTAAAGCAGAATTTTTCTGAATTGTTGCACTATCGGGTGTTAATTTAGCTTGTGTCTTTTGCCCTAAAATGCGCCCTATGCCCAAAGCACCAAAGCCTGCGCTAAATGACTTGCTATGTGCGCTTCCACCTGTTGCAAATGTTAATGCTGTCATAATACCTTGCGAAGCAAGTCCAATTGCGAAATTAGCTTTGTTTTGTGCCCACCATTTAGTGTAGCTATCTTCACTCCAATTAAGCTGTGGAAAATCGTCAAGCATAACTGAATTTTCAAAATCTTCTACTTTTCCTCTATAATAACGTGGAAAAACAAGTGCATTTGGTGTAGGCAACATAGCATTTACATTGCTGAATATAGCGTTTGAAAGGTCGCCGCTTCTTGTAGAAAATTGTTCCCATTTATACTCACAATTTTGTCCGTTATTGTTGGTAACAACTAATTTTCTATAAGGCGAATTATATAATTTTTTATTCTTAACACCATTTAATCCATATTCATCACTTCCGTTAAAGTTTTTGAATGTTCTTCCCTCGGAAAAAGTAATTGTATGCGTTATAGTATCATCAAGAAAATTATCATTGTACATTTCACCACTTATTTGAAAAATATTTATTATTTCTGCGTTTTTACCCAATAGTTTAGTAATGGCTTTATTTACGTTTTCGTTTGTATTAGTCACAGGAATTGCAAGACAGCACGGATAATCACCAAAGCCATTTCTAATTCCAGGCTTAAATAGGTCAGCCGTTCCTGTGCCCTCAACAATAGTATTTGTTGTACTATCATAATGGACATAAGCATTGCTTTGTGAAGTATTTGGTACATAAAGAATTACATTATATTTAGCAGAAGTAGAATAAGATTTGTGATAAAAATTGTTTATAATATAATCCCCCAACTCTAAATTTTCGGGCACTAAATTCTTTCCCACAACATCATCAGCAACAGCACAATGTTCGCGTTCAATAAAGTTTCTTGGGATAGTAAAATCATTCCAATAAGTAAGCAAATAATCGACTTTGAACGTTATATCTGTTGTCCGATTATTTATGTATTCTTTGTTTTCAATAAAACAATAATACCATTTATTATTATTACCAAAAAAGTCGCCATTTCTTATCATCATATAATTACACTCTTGCAAGTTATTTGCTGTAATTTCTACGCGCATTGTATTATTTGTTATTCTTGTAAAAGACTGTCCTATCAAATGATATTTAGAATATGATGTAATAGCACTTTGCAACCCATTCACTAATTGGTCTACATTTAGTGAATGCGTATACGTGCTGTCAAGTGGAACACTTTTGCAAATATAAGCTTCACCGATTGGCTCAACTATTTCGTGTCCACTTACGTTAGGAAGTGCCATTTATTTCACCTCACAATCATTTAGATTTATCCAACCTTTTTCAGTTATTCTTCCATAAGGTATTCCGTTTACAGTTTTTCTGCCAAATACTTCATATTCTTTGTTTGCCACGGCTGTACCCTCAAATTCAACTATCGGTGTTTCCTTTTTGGTCTTATAATGTAGTACTCTTGTGATACCGTTAAGCCCTCTTTCTTCAATAGCTTTTGGATAATTAACATAGCAAATATCAAAGTCAACATCACTACAGCCATTGTCAATTCCTTTTGTTCTTATAGTGCCCTTTTGCCACATTCCATATTGATTTTTATACCAACATTGACTGCGCCAATCAGCAATCCAAAAAGCAAACCTGTTCTGTACTGAAACATCAATGTACTGCTCAGTATAAAAAGTAGAACAATAAATACCTGCAAATTTCTTCGCCTTTTCAAGATATTCGCAACACTCTTTGCACATAGTCGTTACAAACTCTTTTCCTCTTGCAAAAATCGCACTATCTTCCACGTCAATATAGTAAGGTAATTCAAACTGTTTTCCCTGTGTATATTCGACAAAATGTGACATTTCTGCAAGGTACATTTGGCGAGTTGTTCCGCGCATAAACCAATACACACCAACGTAAAGTCCTGCCGCTTTTGCGTTTACATAAAATCCCTCAAAAGAGCCGTCTTTTGTCATTCCTGTACTTGCGTCATTTACTCTCAAAACAACGCCCATAAAACCGTCTGCTTTGAGCTGTTTAAAATCAACTTTTCCTCTCTGCCAATCGGATAAGTCAAGTACTTTCCACTCAACATTTTTGCTTAAATCAGCCATTTGAAGCACCCCTTTCTAATGCTGTAATTCTTTTATCAAAAGATAAATGTTCAACCTTGTTAACTTCTTCTTCCTTTTCCAACTCGTTTACCTTATCATAAAACTGATTATGTTTTTCAACTTTTTTCTCTAATTGTGCTATGCGATATTTAATTACCTGTAAGCCGCAAATTAAAGTCACAATATTACCAAAAAGAGTGACTAATGCAAGAATTATTTCGCTATCCATTTTCGCCACTCTCCTTATTCTTTTGGTGTTGCGTACCAAAATAGAAAGAAATGATTATTGTGAAAAGTCGCGTAAATTCTTCACCGCTTATTTTATCCATAATAGCCATAACGCAAAACACCAAAGTAAATGATAATGTGACAATTGATTTAACATCAATAAGTTTTGATAGTTTTCTTTGCATTTTAGTCACTCCTTTGGAATATTAAATTTTACACACTTTTAAGCTAACTTGCTGTAAAAGTAACTGTATCACCAACGGCGCTATTGGGCGTAATTGCCGCACCTGCCGTATAGGTCTTGCCGCCTATAACGATTTCAAGCGTTGTTCCCTCGCTATCGTTAGGCATAATAACAGCACCATACTTGTGAATTGCAATACCGTTTTCTGTTGCACTTTCAGTCTGTACAAAGTTATAATTTGTATTCTGCAAAGTTGCGGTTTCTGTCGGTATAAGTGAAAGTACTGTGTTGTTGTCGTCAGCACTCTTATCTGCTACTGTAAATACAAGGCTTGTAAGTGGTGTAATAGTTGCAGTATTGTCAACAATTACAATTGCATTTGAGAACGGACTTGACGAAATTGTTTTCCATATGTTATAGAAATAATTCCAATACAGTCCGCTTGCAACATATGTTTCAGAAAAAGCGGAAAGATTATCATAAACTTGGAACCACTCTTCATCAACCATAATTGCCTTGACTTTTGACATAAGTGCGAGTTCATCTGCTGTCACTTCTTCGATACAATCCGAGCCTGCTCTGATAACGTCAAATCTCTCATTATCGAAAGTTGTGAAATCATCAATAAGCTGTAGCTTTCCCATAAATTCAGCTTTATCCATATTGAACGCGCTTGCAAGTACATTTACATCAAAACTTGCGTTAAAGTCCGTGTCCATAAAAATGCGGAGAGCCTTTTTATCAGTATTTGTGTGTACACTTGCTTCGTTGTATTTTGTTCCGATAAAGGTAAGCTTGTTAGCAAGTGACCTAAACTGTACAGCGTAATTTTTCAAATCCGAGCCGTCAACGCCAATAGGGTGCATTTTTCCGTGGGAAACCGCCTTGATAATAAGGTACTTGAAAAGCAAAAATTCATCATATTCAGCCGCAACATATACAGCATTTATAATCTTTGCAATCAAATCTTCTACACCGCCCATAGATGTAAAAGCCTGTCGCAAATCTTCGTTCTGAATTGTAATAGGATACTGTACCTTATAATTCATAATGTGGAAAGCCGCACGTACGTCGGGAAGTGTACGCTTAAACTCTCTCTTTTCAGCCTTTTCGGGTGAAAACTCTCTTGCCTTTGCAATCTGTACAAAATACTCTGCAATTGTATCACCAAATTCCATATATCCCTTTTTAAGAGATTTAAACTTATTATTGAAATCTGCTGACTTAATTGCAACTGCGGCAATTCTGTTGACAAGTGCGCCGATAAATTCGTTTGCAAGTCTTGGATAACCATACAGCGTTTGACCGACTTTTATAACAGTTTCCTCGGTAGATACCTCGGGTATCTTATCACGATACTCTGCACTTGCATTTGCACGAATTACATTGAGTATATCAACGGTACTTGCGTGAAGCGTTGAAACAGCAATTTTCTTTGCCATAATTATTCCTCCTTTGTTTCAAACAACTGTTCAAAATTTTCAATTTTTGTTTCTGCATTATTTTCTTTATTTACATCTTCTTTTCCATCATCTTCATCATCTTCATCTTCATCTACATCTTTATTAAAAAATCTGTCCCTATACTTCTCTCTCCATTTTTTATCATTTTCCTCATACTTCTTCTTCCAATCTTCATCAGAATTGTCGTTCTTGCTTTTATCATCAAAAGTATCATTTACATCTTCGATAAAAGTAAGTGTTTCATCGTCTGTTTTTTCGCCAATAATCTGCTTTAGCTTTTCCATTAGTTCACTCTTTTTAAGTACTGACATTGTAGCAATCCTCTCTTTCTATTTTTGGTAAAAGATATGTATTTGTAGGCTTTTAACCTAACTTTATTATAGCACAAAGGCGGCGCATTGTCAAGCTTTTCGGGAAAAAACACTTGACTTTTTTAAATAGATATGATATAATAAAAGAAAAAGGCGGTGTGAAAAGTGAGTGATAGCAAAGTATATTATGACGGTACAAAGCTATTATCTATGAAAGATATTAACGGAAATACACCCGAAATTTATATCTGTACAACAAACAGAACAGGTGGAAAAACAACGTTTTTCAATAGGCTATGTGTAAACAAGTTTAACGAGAAAAAAGGCAAGTTTTGCGTGCTGTATAGATATATATCTGAATTGGACGACTGTGCCACGAAATTCTTTAATGATATAGGTGGACTTTTCTTTGCAAATCATACTATGACAAGTAAGCCGAGAGCAAAAGGAATTTATCACGAATTATATTTTGATAAAAACTGCTGTGGATATGCTATTCCACTTAATGCCGCCGATAAGATAAAAAGGTACTCACATTTGTTTAATGACGTTGAAAGAATGTTACTTGATGAATTTCAGTCAGAAACTAACGATTATTGTGCTGATGAAATTCACAAATTTCGTTCAATTCATACATCAATAGCAAGAGGAAAGGGCAAAATGGTTAGGCGCGTTCCTGTGTACTTGGTGGGAAACCCTATAACTCTTTTAAATCCTTATTATGTTGCTATGGGAATTTCAAACAGATTAACAGATAAAGTTAAGTTCTTAAAAGGTACAGGATTTGTGCTTGAACAAGGTTACAATGAAGCCGCTTCAAAAGCACAGGCTGAAAGTGCGTTTAATTCAGCTTTTATTGATGAACAGTTTAATGCTTATTTGGCACAAGGTGTTTATCTAAATGATAATCTTGCTTTTATAGAAAAAATGCAAGGTGTTTCAAGGTATGTTTGCACGCTTCGTTACAACGATTGTGACTATGCTGTTAGGGAATTTGCTAACGAGGGAATTATGTACTGTGATGATAGAGCAGATACAACGTTTGCTAATAGAATTTCTGTAACAACAAATGACCATAAAATTAACTATGTAATGTTAAAGAAAAATGATTTGTTTTTGTTAAGACTGCGTTTTCTATTTGAACACGGCGCTTTTAGGTTTAAAAATCTTAAATGTAAGGAAGCTGTTTTGAAAGCTTTATCATATTAAAAGGTATCAGCATTTGTCTGTTATTTTGTCCGATTGGGAGAGCACATTTGGAATATAATGCCCAACGGTTTTCGTGGTTGCGCCGCGCTTAATAACTGCAAGTGTAATTGATATAAAAAGAGGACTGTTTTCACAGCCCTCTTTTTTATTTTATACTACCCAAAATTCAGGTAAAGTGTTTCTCAATTTACAGCTTGTTCTTGCGTAAATATTTTCATCGTGAAACTTGCATTTATAACATTTTTCTCCATTACAAAAGTCTTTAATAAACAAAATGCTTTCTTTCAACTTTTTATCACTTTCACTTTCTTCGATTTGTTTGATTTCTTTTTCAATTTCTTTCATTCTTTTCTCCCACTCTAATACCTTTTTGTGTGCACATTTTTCATCAGATTGATAAGCTTCTTTTTCGCCCTTTGCGGATAAATAATCAAATTTTAATTGTTCTAATTTAGTCATAAAAATCACCCTTTCAATTTAGATAACTTTGTGCATATCTTTTCAACGACTTTTCGTTCATTCTCAACAGATTAGATAAATAAATATCTTTCTGAAAAACTTTTCCGTCTGCTGTTACACATTTTAGCGTAATAAAAATGTAATCGTTCTTTCGATTTATTCGATAAGAAAAGCCGTCGGGGGATTTACTATTTCTTTTAAGAATAGCACACTTTGTTTCAAGCAAAAACCTGTCTGTTTCGTTTAAATAATTCATTACTATTCACCTCTTATATTGTCAAATTAAATTCCGTTCCGCCCTTGCTTTTCCACAACTCCAAAAACTGAACGTGTGGGACTTTATAACAACTCATTATTTCCGAAAAAGTAAAGATGATTGTTTCGGGCTTATAATGCGAGAAAGATGTTTCGTGGAAAACAGTAAATTTTATTTTACCATTTTCAAACTTAAATCCTGAATAACAATCAATGTGCTTTTTGACCTCTTTGAGTATGTTTTCTACTTGTGTTTGTGGAAACATTTTAGTCACTCTCCTTTGAATTTTCGTTAGTGCGTAAAGCACAATAAATAGCGTCTGTATCGGTACAAATTGTATCAGCACAAATAAAGCCCTTGCCATAAATAGAATTAACCGATATTTTATTCTCATATCTCTCACGTTCAATGAACGTTTTCCAATCAAGCTTTTGCCCACAATGTGAACAGCGCAAAGGCTTTGCATTCCCTGTTCTTGTAACATACTTTGTGTTCTTGCAATTAGGGCAAACATAAAGTGTATGAAACTTGCCTATTTTTCTTTTTTCAAGCAAGGGCTGTTTAATGCCCTTGCTTACCGCTTTTATGATGTTTTCAATCTCAATACGAGAAAGAAAAGGTGCTGTTAAATTTAAGTGATTTTCCAACTTTTTGAGTTTAAAATAAGTCATATAAATTCATTCCTTTCATTATCTTAAAGTGAATAGTGTATTGCAAAGAATTACACCACCTTTTATGTTGCGTGGAATAAGCTTTCCCACGCCAATAAAGCCTGTTTTAAAATCTTCAATAGTTCTGTGTTCTTTAATGTACTCCTTTTCTTCATTTGCCATTTTATTATATTCTTTCTTATTTTCAGCTATCCATTTATCAACATTATCGAGCATAGAAATCTGATAAAAATGCTTTGCTTTATCATTCATTCCTGAGCATTTTATGTTGTAATATGGTTCTTCAATTGGCTTTAAATCTTCGTGCGTAACGTGTTCAATATATGTTTTCTGTCTAACAAACCAACCTTTATCCCAACTTGCTTCAAGTTTCCAACAACAGAAGTCACTTTCGTGTACTTTAATTCCCTTGATTTTATCTGCTGATATATTGCAGTGAATACTATCAGTATCAGCGTAAATAAAACCGTCTTTGTCTTCGCCATAATAGTTCATTTGCGCTGTACGAATTGTAAAGTTTCTTGCATAGGAAGTTATCGCACTTCCGATAGGGATATACATTGTCTTTTTGTTAAACTCAACTTGTGTGGAATATGAAAGGCTATTATCTTCTTTTATTTCAGCATATTTGAATGAAGAAACACGAGAAGAAGCGAATTTGCCATAAAGATTATTTAAGAATAGTTTAGCTATAGCTTTTCTTGCACCTGTTGAAGAAATTTTTATTGCCTTATACTTGTTAATGTACCTGTCGAAAAGCCCTATTCTTGTTTCAAAGAAACAGCCGTCAAGTATTTCAAGATTTATAAGGTCATAATGCTCATTTATAAGCTCAAAATCCGTCATTGTAAGTGTCAAAATTACAGGATTTTTCATAACCTTTTTGGTGAATTTTTTCTTTCCGATAGTACGTTCTTTCAAGCACACGTCTGACGTTTCAAGCCATTGCGTTGATAAATAGCAAGGATTGTTCTTTATCTGTATGCAAGGAAGTTTATTTTCTTTAATTCTAAACTCGGTTTTTATCCTTACAAAATAGTAAGGATATAGCCCTGTTTCTTCATTCTTTTTTACAGCCAATGGGTGTATATAATTGCCTTTCCAAAAGGTCGGTTTACCCACGGGATAAACGTTACCACTTTCGCTGTGCATCATAGAGGGATAAAGTGAATTAACGTCTGCTGTTGTTCCGTTCAAAAATAGCTTTTCTGCCTTGCTTGGCACAAGATAACACCAACCGCCTTTGTACGATTTTCTGACATATTCATCAACGTCTTTTGAGCCGTATTTTTCTTCGTTTAATGTTATCTTTGTAAGGTCAGGAAATAGATATTCATATTCTGATTTTCTGTCACGATATTCACTACGAAATTCAGCTAAACAACAAGAGCCAATTGTGAGCTTTTTGTGCCCTTCTTCAAACATTATTTCAAGTGCTTCTTTTATTACTAAAACGTCATTAGAAATATACTCTTTTTCTTCGTCTGTTATTTCACAGCCTGCAAACCTAAAACCTGTGTATTCCATTTCAAGTTTTTGGTGTTTTGTTTTGAAGTCTTTGCCTATTTTTTTCAACGGAAATGGTAACAGTTTTAAGCTATCACGCAATTCGATATAGTGATTGTGATATTTAATTGTTATTGAATACCATTGTCCCATATCAGATATTACATATTTGAACGTGTTATTTGGCATTTTATCAGTTTCACAATATGTGAAAGATGTTTCGGTTTCTCCTGTGAGTATTCTTGCTTCTTTTAAATCGGTTTTTGTAAGCAAAAATGAAAGCCAAAACGAACCGTCAAATTTCAAGTTGTGATAATAAACTACAACGTTCTTGTTTAGTGAGCATAGAAACGAAAATGTGTCGTCTATAGAGTGGTGAATTTTAACATCTTCTGTGTGCATTTTTACTAAAGCAGAAGCCCAAACTTCCGTGAACGTTTGACCGTCAAAAACTGTTGTTTCAAAATCGCCCACATATGTATCAGTAAAACGCACCATTAGTAGATATAATCTCCTGTTTCTGTAGAGTAAATTCTTCCACTTCCGTCAATATCAGCCGCGGCAAAGAAAATATCACGCTGAACATAAACTCCTGCGGAAGAAAAAATTGCTTCAAAAAATGCCAAATCACCCTCACGATAAATTTCTTCACTTTCGCTATGATACAAAGCTATTTGTAGAGCTTCGATAATTGTTGACTTGTTAGCTTCATAGTTAGATACAATTGCCTGTGCTTTTTCTACTTCTATATTCGTATCTTCGCTACTTGTATTTTCTTCGTTTTCGGTGTCGATAGTTTCCCAATTTTCGCCATTGACTAAATCTTGTATAACTTCGTCAATAAGTGCGGATAAAGCCCTCATTGTATTTTCATTTACTCCGCTTGAAACTTCGCTTAAAAGATTAGCTAAATATTCAACAGCTAACTGTATTATATCTACACTTTCTCTTGTTACGATTTCTGCACCACCAACATCTACTGTTGAGCCTGATGTAGTGGTAGCTTTTGCCTTATTTGGTGCGCGTTTCTTGCGTGGTTTTTTGTCTTTTCCACGTGTACGCTTTGGCTTGCTTCCGTCTGTGAGTTTTGGCTGACTTGATGTTCGTTTTTTACGTGTACGTTTTGGCTTGTTTTCGTCTGTGGGCTTTGGTTTATTAGGTGCGCGCTTTTTAGTTGTTTTTTCTTTGGGCTGTGCGCTTTTGTTTGAAGTGCTTTTTGTGCCCTGTTTTACGCTGTCACTTCCACTTCTACTGTGCATTTTTTGCCTTGGTAATGAAGCAGAAGCTGATGAACGAGAATGAACAACTTCTTCTGTTGAAGATTGAGTTTTTTGCGTACTGAAATTGCCTTCTTGTTCAAAAAATGCTTTACGTGTTTTCGGTAAAGAATTTTGAAGCTTATTCAGATACTTTTTTGTTATTCTTTTTGGTTGGGAAATGCTCGGAAAATTGGGAAAAGTTAAGCCTTGCTTTTCGCCTTGCATTTTCCACCTATTTAAACGCTTGGTAATGTTTTGAAACGCCTGTTGATTTGGCGTTAATTTTGACATATTTATCACTCCTTAAAAGAAAAACCGCTATAGAATAATACTATAGCGGCTTGATTTACGCATTTGTGGTGTTATACTTCGTCAGCTTCCTCACCAAAAAATTCGTCAATATTGTTACGTCTTTCACTTGCTTCTATTCGCTCAACATTCTTTACCCAAAGTATCGGATAAATGCGAGAAGTATCAACGTTTGCGTTCTCGGATTTAACAACGATTGTACACGTCTTATCGGGCACATTCTTACAAGTTTTTGTGAAGCGAACGTCAATCTTCTTGCCGCCCTTTCCAACAGTCTTGTATGCGGTAAACTTGTTGCCGTTTTTCGCTGTTATCTCCTTGACTTCGATAATCTTAAATTTTACTTCGTTGTTTGCGTTTACTTCATTGTTTTTTGGCATAAAAATTCACTCCTTAATCATTCTTTGTAGCGTACTTGATGAAGTCATCTTCTGACATTGCATAACGTGTGTTTTCTGTACGGAAATTCATCACGTTTACAAGCTTCTTTTCACCCTCAAACATAGCTGTCTTTCTGACATATTTGAGAATGTTCTTCTCGTCTTTAAGCGGTACAGGAATAACAAAATCTTCCTCGGTTACTTCACGTGTAACGCTATTGGCGAAAAGTGCGTGAACAATGGTTGTTTTCATTGTTCTTGTGACCTGTCTTGCTCTTGGCATTGCTTTTCAACTCCTTTCGGTAGAATTTTTCAGACGCAAGGGAAATACGGTATTGTTATTTTTTGGTGCGTCTGTGAATGGGCGGTATGGAATTGCACCATAACGGATAACTGTACAGTTTCCGCGCACCTACACACGCCCACAAGGAATGTCATTATATGCCATACCCTCTTGGGTACACTATTATTATAGCACATGATAGGGTAGTTGTCAAGAGGATAGGCATATTTTTAAATGATTTAACTAATAAACCATTTCTGACTTCCGCGTTCCTGCTTGATCGGGCAAAAGTGCTGTCAAAAGTGCGATAACACCGCCGTCAAACAGACCCTCAACGTAGGTCAACAGGTGTTGTGTTTCTTCGAGTGTTATCTCGCCTGAATAATAAGCCCTGTCGATTTCTGCAATGATTTCCTTAGTCGGCTTCTGTTTTCCAATCATCAGCCCCGCTCTCTTTTTGAGTTCGTGATACCTCTCACGACCTGCAAAAGCATTCTTAAATCTTGCCATATATAGACCACTCCTTTTGTATAGTTTTTTCAAGCCTTGTAGGGCTTGCGCACCTGCACAAAATTACTTTTGTGCAGTAGCGTAAAGCCTACAACAATCCTGCCTGCTTTAAGTCGTGGTAAATCCATTGGCGCGTATATTCGTTGCTTGGTATATTAAGATGATACACCCAATTCCCGTTTGTATCGTGGTAACGATAACAGCCAACATTTTTACCAACTTCATAAAAACATTTATGGGTATGGCAGGCTTGATATTCTTCTTCGGTGAGAAGTAAAACGTTAGCGCTTACTTGCAAATTCCGCCACCTTCCTTTCGCAGTTTTTACAACAGGCAATGTGCTGCTTGTTAAGTGCGTGAATTGCACGTAGTGCCATTGTAAAGCCAAGCCCAAGAGCGACCAAAAAGGCTACCACGGCGACCAAGACCATTGTTGAAAAAGATACTAACATATTTAACACCCCTTTTTAGTTGTTTCAAGTCATTCAAAGACTTGCGCACCCGCGCGGCTACTGTCGCGCGGTAGCGTAAAGCTTTGAAATCAGTCATAAATGTTTGTTAAAGCACGCTGTACATCTGAAAAATCTTTCGGCATTTCATACACATTAAGATAATGACGTGTTGGCGTAATGTGAAAATGAAGCGTTACTGTTGGTGTTCTGTAAATAACATCAAAAGTGAATATGTTTGTATTGTACGAACATACACCATATTCAATGCTATACCCATAGTAATTTTTTATCGGGAAATTTGCGAGAAAGAAATCTCTCCAATCACTGAAAATAGATATTTTTGTAACAGACGGGCGATTGTAGCAATCTTCAAGGCGTTGCAGCTTGCAATAATTGCCATAAACGCCTTTTAGTTTTCTCATTTCAAACGCTCTGCCAAACATTCTGATTTTTCTTTTTAACATATCAAAACACTCCTATTTTATAATATTTTGAACGTCAAGCGTTCACGTCTGCACCCGATTTGTTCGGGTGCAAGGTCAGCACTTGAGGTTATTCAATTACTTCATAATCACCGCCAACAATATCAATTGTATACAATCTTTTTTCCGTAGAAACCTTGAAAAACTTAACAAACTTGGCTTTATTCTTTTCGCAGTCATTTTTAAACATTTCTTTTAGGTGCTCT